GCTCGGAAAACGCACGCTAGGTGTGAGGCCGGACCCAGGGCCCCCAGCGCCCTCAACCCGTGGTACGCCTGGGCAAGCGCCACTTCGGCACGCTGAGAACGGCTCCGTTAAGGGGTCTGGAAGCCCGCTGAAGGGGGTGTGAGCCATGAGCCGTGCCAAGTCACCGGAGCTTCGTACCGGGAACGCCAACGGGCCTTCAGAGGCTTCCGCGCCCATCGTGTATGAGGGTCGCGCTCCCCGTGTCCCTGCCCACTTGAAGGAGACGGGCAAGGACGTTTGGCGGAACGTGTGGTCTGCGGGTATGGGTGCCTACTCCCCCGAGACGGACCGCAACGTCATTCAGCGGTATTGCGAGTTGCACGATCGCCGCGCTGACTTGCTCGCCCTGGTCGCTGCCGATGGCTACATGTCGGAGGGGTACAACGGCCAACCTGTTGCGCACCCGATGCTCCGCTTCGTTGAGTCGACGGAGAAAGAACTCCGGTCCATCGAGACTGCGATTGGGTTCACGCCGGAAGCCCGCTTGAGGCTGGGTCTTGTGGCCGCTGAGGCTCGCAAGATAGCGGCGGGTCCCGAAGACTTTTAGGAGGTGACCGGGTGAGCAACATAGACCCGGTCATCGCCCGGCACATTCCCGCTGACGCGCCGTTCCCTTCTGAGGGTTACCGCGTCGCGAAGTGGATCGAAGAGTTCTGCTATCTCACCGGCTCCTTCGCCGGCCAACCCTTCAAGCTTCTTCCGTGGCAACGCACGCTACTGATAGACGCGTACGCGCTGACGCAAGACTCCTTCGGGCGTTGGAGGCGCAAGCACCGGACAGTGGTTGTCTGCGTGGCGCGCAAGAACGGCAAGTCAACGATCGCCGCTGCCATCATGCTGTACCACCTGATCGCGGACCGCGCGGACTCACAGCGTCAGATCATCGCCGCTGCCAATGACCGCAATCAGGCGCGCATGGTGTTCGACTCGGCGAAGCAAATGGTGAACGCGAGCCCGAAGCTTGCGTCTGTCTGCGACGTGCAGCGCGACGTGATCCGGTACAAGGACAACACTTACCGGGTCGTCAGCGCGGACGCGGGACGGCAACAGGGACTCAACCCTGCCGCTGTATCCCTAGATGAGTACGCGTTCAGCAAGCACAGTGACTTGTTCGACGCGCTCACGCTGGGATCAGCCGCGCGTAATCAGCCTATGTTCCTCATCATCAGCACTGCCGGACCTGATCCTGATGGACCGTTCGCAGCGCTGTGCGAACAGGGCGAGCGCGTCAACTCTGGCGAAGCCGACGACCCGACTCTGTTCTACCGGTCGTGGGGCCCGAAGCTGGGCGAGACGGTTGATCACCTTGACCCCGAAGTGTGGGCAGCGTGCAATCCGTCGTACGAGATTCTCAACCCGGACGACTTCAAGGCGGCAGCGCAGCGGAGTACGGAAGCTTCCTTCCGCATTTACCGGTTGTCACAGTTTGTCCGGGGCGCGTCTACGTGGTTGCCGCACGGGCTGTGGGACTCCCTGAACACTGAGGCGGAGCCGCTTGAGCCTGGGGACGAAATCATTCTCGGCTTCGACGGGTCTTGGAAGGGCGACAGTACGGCGCTTATCGCGTGCCGCATCGCTGACTTCCGGGTGTTCGTGTTGGGGCATTGGGAGGCTCCGGCTGATGACGTCCATTGGCGTGTGCCCATGGCCGATGTCCGGGACGCGCTGCATGAGGCGCTGGACGTGTACCGGGTGCGGAACCTGGTCGCTGACCCGTACCGCTGGGAAGAGACGCTAGACAATCTCGAAGCCGACGGCTTCCCGGTTGAGGCCTTCCCCACCAACTCCCTGAAGCGCATGATCCCGGCGACGCAAGCCGTGTATGACGCGTGCCGTGATGGCCGGCTGAGCCACGACGGCAACCCGGCGCTTGCCCGGCACATCGGTAACGCGGTGCTGCGTGAGGACAAGAACGGCGCGCGGGTCACGAAGGAATACGCGGCGAGCCGTCGAAAGATCGACCTTGCTATCGCCATGATCCTTGCCGTTCACGGCGCTGTGATGTGGCGCGAAGACAACGGGCTCCGCACGGACACGGCGATTCTCGCGACGTGGGAGACCGACCAGGGCCCGGTAACGGTGGGCGCAGGCAGCGACCCCGATATCGATTTCGACGACTTCTAAACCCGAAGGGGGCACGGTGGGATTTTGGTCTGCACTCTTCGGGCGTGAGGAGCCTACGCAGCGCGCGTGGGAACCGTACGACCCTGACCTGTACGGGGGCTTCAGCCTTGCCGCATCGGGCGAGCGGGTGACGCCGAATGAGGCGCTACAGGTGTCAGCAGTCTTCGGCTGTGTCCGTCTCCTGTCCGAGACGATTGCCACGCTGCCGCTGACGACGTACAGCAAGCGCGGTGGGGCTCGACGGGAGATCGACTCGCCTGAGTGGATCGACTACCCGAACGCTGAGCCGGGTGGTATGGGGCGCATCGACATTCTGTCCCAGACGGTTCTGTCGCTCCTCCTTCAGGGGAACGCGTTCCTGGCCATTCGCTGGCAGGGCCCGAACATCGTGGGCCTTGACGTGCTGGACCCGACGAAGATCAAAGTGCACATGGTGCAGATTGAGAAGAACGGCGTTCGCCGGAAGGTCTTCGAAGCGTTCGACATTGACGCCGACGGCAACGAAGTGTTGCTCGGATGGTTCACGCCCCGGGATGTTCTGCACATTCCCGGGATGATGCTTCCCGGTGAGTATGAGGGGTGTTCCCCAATTACGTACGCGCGTGAGTCCATCGGGCTTGCGCTGGCGGCTCAGAAGTACGGCAGCAAGTTCTTCGCGAACGGCGCTATGCCGGGTGCTGTGGTTGAGGTTCCCGGCACCATGAGCGAGGACGGTTTGGCGCGTGCGCGTGAAGCGTGGCGTGCCGCGAACTCCGGCGTTGACAATGCGCATCGGGTTGCGCTCCTCACTGAGGGTGCGAAATTCAGCAAGGTCGCAATGTCGCCGGACGAAGCACAGTTCTTGGAGACGCGACAGTTTCAGGTTCCGGAAATTGCGCGCATCTTTGGTGTGCCGCCGCACCTGATTTCTGACGCGACGAACTCGACGTCGTGGGGCTCCGGGCTCGCTGAGCAGAACATCGCGTTCACAATGTTCAGCCTTCGTCCGTGGCTTGAGCGCATTGAGTCCGGCTTCAACAGGCTTCTCTTCGCGCAGACGGCCGACCGTTTCCGCTTCGTCAAGTTCTCGCTTGAAGGCATTCAGCGGGGAGCGCCGAAGGAGCGCATGGAACTGTACAGCCTCGGTCTTCAGAACGGCATTTACAGCATTGACGAAGTGCGGCATGCCGAAGACCTCCCCCCGCTGCCTGATGGGCTGGGCGAGGCATACCGGGTTCCGATGAACCTGGGCGAGATTGGCGAAGAGCCTGCCGCCCCTACTCCCCCCGCCATTGAAGCTCCGGCAGCTACGCCGGCTGATCCTCCGGCAGATGCGCCGGTTGACGAAGGGGGAAAGGATGACGGACAGACCAGCGGGTGAACTCCGCTACGCCGTAAGCCCGCTTGAGGAGCGCTCGTCAGATGACGGGCGCATTTCTATGCGCGGCTACGCCTACCGGTTCAACGAACTGTCGCACGACTTGGGCGGCTTCCGCGAGCGCATTGTGCCGGGTGCGGGTGCTCCGTCGCTGCGTCAGAACGACGTGTACGCGACGTTCAACCATGACACGGCAAGTCTCCTGGGGCGTACGTCTTCGGGCACGCTGCGGGTCGGTGAAGACCGCGAAGGCGGATGGTACGAGATTGATCTACCGGATACGACTGTCGGCCGTGACGTTGCTGAGCTTCTGAAGCGCGGCGACCTTCAGGGTTCGTCCTTCACCTTCCGAGTGCTGGACGGTGGGCAGCGGCGAGCCGAAGCGGACGACACCGAGACGGGTCTTCCCATTCGGGAGATCACGGCCATGGATGTCCGCGAGTTGGGCCCGGTTGTGAATCCGGCCTACCCGACGACACAGGCGGCACTTCGGTCTATCGAACAGGCCTTGTGCATTGGGGAGTTCGCGCCCCCGAGCGAAGAGCGCGATTCCCAGCCGGCTGAAGCTGCGCCGGTTTCTCACCTTGACGCGCGTGCACTTGTCCGCGCTCTGAACAAGTAAGGAGCCCACATGGACGCCACTACCCTGAGCGCCAACTTCACTGCGCGCGAGCAGGCCACCGCTGAGCTTCGCACGCTGGGCGAGCAGTTCGCGGGCAAGGACATGGACGCCGATGCGCGCGCGAAGGAAGAGAACCTTCTCACCGCCATTGCCGACTTTGACGGCCGGATCAAGCGCGGCGTTGAGGCGCTGAAGGCCACTGAGGGAATCCAGACCCTCATGGGCAGCATCGAGCCTGGGGCTTCCGGCCTGGGTGTCCGCAGCGCTGAGCGTTCGGACGCGGACATTCTTCGGGCGCTCGCCGCCAACGAGGGTGCGGAGTTCCGCGCTCAGCTTGACAAGGCTTCGGGTGCGAACGCGATCGACCGCACTCTCTACGGTCAGCTCATGGCACAGGCGGTCAACCGGTCCGCGATCATGCGCAACGGCGCCACTGTGTTCAACACGGCCGACGGCAACCCGCTCGACTTCACCGTTGTCACTGGTCGGTCTACCGCTGCGATCGTCGCTGAGAACGGCACCGTTGCCGAGTCGTACAACACGACCACTCAGCGTTCCATGGGCGCGTACAAGTACGGCTACGCGGCCACCGTGTCCTATGAGTTCGCCACTGACCAGGTGCTTGACCTTGTCGGCTTCCTGGTGGGCGACGCTGGGCCGGCCATTGGTGACGCCATGGGTCGACACTTCCTGACCGGTACCGGTACGGGTCAGCCGAAGGGCATCGTCCTGGACGGCAGCGCGGCCACCGCCACTTTCTCCGCTGCGGCGGCTCCCACTTCGGTCCAGTCGGATGCGCTGATTGACCTGTCGTACGAGCTGAAGTCGGCGTACCGGTCTAACGCCACCTACGTCGTGTCGGACAAGAACGCCGGAAAGCTGCGGAAGCTGAAGGACACGACCGGGAACTACCTGTACCAGCCTGCCCTTACGGCGGGTGCGCAGGACATGTTCAACGGTCGTCCGATCGTTTCCGACGACGGCGTGCCGGACGACAAAATTCTGTTCGGCGACCTGAGCAAGTACCGGGTTCGCTTCGCGGGCGCGCTGCGCGTTGACCGTTCGGTTGACACCAAGTTCACCTCGGATCAGATCGTGTACCGGTTCCTTCAGCGCGCGGACGGTCTTCTGATCGACCAGACGGCCGTAAAGGTCATGACCATCGGCGCCTGATCCATCTAGTGCAGGGGCGGAACCTACTCTTCGTGAGTACGTTCCGCCCCGTGCCCTGGGAAGGGGTGCAGCGTGGCATACGCGACGATTGATGAGTTGCGCGCGCTTGACGGGCTGGACGATGCGGGGCTCTTCAGTGACGAGCTTCTGAGCGACGCTATCGACGTAGCGGTTGAGATCGCTGAAACCTACTGCGGGCAAAAGTGGGACACGGTCGAGAACCCTACGCCGGAAACGATCCGTTGGTGTGTGCGCACTCTCGCGCGTCAGTACGTGCTTGACCACGTGTCACGCATTCCTGATCGCGCCCTTCAGCTTCAATCCGAATTCGGCTCGATTCAGCTTGCCCAGGCGGGTGGGAATTGG